ATAAGCACCACAGAACTCAATCAGTGCATCAAGTTTATCTTGTTTCTTATCTGTCAGAGTGCCTTGTTTGTATTCGTCGCTTGTCAGTATTTCTAACAGCTGTGTCTGTGCATATCGTATGCCTCTAAAGTTTCTCATGTTTCTTGCTTCCCTATAATAAAAAGGGCGATCCGAAGACCGCCCTCTGCTCTCTTTATTTGGCTTGCTTCATGCCTATATGGCATTCCTCAATCCACTCTGATGGTATTCGCTTGTGTGCCCATGCGAACCCATTCTTGGTGCAAAAGTCAGCATAAGAAGTCTTAGACCCCTTATACAACTTTGCGTTTGCATTCTGGAAAAGAAAACGTAGGTCAAGGTCTGGCAGTTGCTTCTTAATCAACACATGTTTCTGTCGATCAGCTGTCACCCATCGTCCTTTGGTTTCTAAAAACCATACACCACCAGCCTTTGGGAGAATAAAATCTGGGGTGTACTTGGCAGTCCGCGATGGGATTAAGTATGAAAACCTCTCGGTCTCGTAGGTAAACGGAATACCTAGTCTCCTGAGTTCTTCAGCAACACCAACTTCAAGACCTGACCTATAGCCTTCTTTGATACCTCGGTATCTGTGATTAGAAGTCAAAGTTGTCTTCATTTCCAGTGGGTGCAAAAGGTGCATCGATTGCTGATGTGTCTATAGTGAACCCACCTTCCTCGATTGCGCCAAAGCCTGTTCCATTCATTCCTTGTACGGCTTCGACAATTTGGACAGCTTGTAGCGTGATAGACACCCCAGCCTGTCCACTTACTTTGTAAACATTTAAGAACCCTTTAAGTCTCAAACGACTGCCACCACCGATCTGTGGTAAGGCATTTACTGGCACTTTTTGACCAGCTGTGTCATAAAACTCTGGCATGTACTTTGACTGAAGTTTGAATGCCACTTCACCAGTGTCTTCATCCGTTTGATAGGGAACTCTGTAATTAGCCTTCCCATGTTCTGCTTTAGCCGCATCCTCAATGATCTTAATCAAAGGCTTTGCGTCTTCTGGAGACAGCAATATTTCTGACTTATATTTACCTTCAGTATCGAAAGCTGTGTCAGGTTTCAGTAGGTGTGGATACTTAGCCACGCCAGTTGGTGTCTGGAAGTTGATCTTTTGTTTCTTAGGCATACTTTTGTCTTTCTAATGAAAAAGGCCACCCCTAGTTACTAGAGATGGCCTTTATGTTTGGGAGAAGAAGTCCCTAGTGTCTTAGGAGGAGGAGGGAGGAGACACTAGGGGCTTCTGAAGGGTGACATAAGTATTAACTGAAGCAGAACTGGCTCTTACTTATCAGCTGTAGGTCAAGGTTTCCCATTTGTGGAATTGGAGGAACGCCAGACTTCTCAAAATCGAAAGGATGCTCCAGCTGTTGCCTGAGTTCCTCTTGCCACTTCAGCAGTAGGTTTTCTTCAGAATACATCTGAATGTGGGCTTCACGGACACCATGATATAACTCGTCTACATCCCCTGAGATTGCGAAGCTGTCATGGATCATAAAGAAGTCTTCAGTAGCCCCAGCGTCTAACAGTAGGATTATGGTTTTAGCCATGCCAGCCGCATCTAAAGAGTGTATAAAATTAGCCGCTACTGATGCTGTGTTTTTCCTAACATCAACCTTCCCTGTATCCATAGACAAAGAAACTTTAGACCTAGTTCTCATGCCCACCGCTGTATCAAACAAGAATATCTTGGTCTCTACTCGGTCTCGCTTCAGATAGTTATGGAAGACCCTAAAGCCGCTGGGCGAAGTCCAGTTAACCAGCTTGTTCTGCTTGCTGAGAACATTGGTACACGACTGTATCCACTTCATTGCTTCAGCCGCCTTGGGCAAAGTTTCCACGATACTGTCATAGCAATGTTCAGCAAGGTAACGAGCCGCAACTTTTCGCTCTTTATTAGTCCTAGCAATCGGATGAAACTCGATGTCTCCATAGCTCACGTCACGCTGTAGCGGTTTCATTACGTCTTCCATGAATTGACCAGTCATACCAGCCGCAACAGAACTATAGGCGAAAACCATCGATGGCCTCTTACACAGCTTCCTGTCCACACCATAGTCCAACCAAATACGCGCAAGTTCGGCCTTAGTGATAGGGTTCTTCCTAAAGTCACTACTGTCACTTAGATCAGTCTTGAGCCTCGTTTGTACCTTGTCAGCAACAGTTTGATAAAGGTCAGCCATTTCAGCCTGTGGGACTAGGTTTACAAGTTTACCCTCATCCTCTCCACGAGTAAGCATCGAATAATGCTGAACGCCACTATTAGTCCCATCAAGTGAAATTGGTATAAACCCAACAAAGTCTTCACCTTCCTCAAGGTATCTGGAATATTCGAAGATAGCCGCTAACATTTGAAAAGGCTTGTCCGCGCCAGACCATTGACCCAGACTGTTCTTATAGTCTTTTGCCATGTCTAGTAGCACACCCTCATTTTTATCAAACCAAGCCACACGATCTTCAAGAGGTGCTTTGTCGATCTTCTCAAAGCCACTACAGTTGGCAATGTGTATTTTAAGCCAACGTATGTTCTGGCCATCGACTACACGTCCCCTTTGAAACTGAAAGAGAGACTTTATGTGGTCATCACGATGGTAGTTAAAAGACGGAACCATGTTGAAGCGACCACGGAAGTCACAAGCCCAAGGGATTGTAAACCAATCGTGCACTGCAAGTTCATTAGCTATCTGCAAATCTTGCTTCATGACAGCTTCAGCACCTTTGACCCTGCGGTCAGTGTTTCTCCATTCACGTTGGTCTTCTTTGATGGCTTTCTTTAGCTCTATATCCATCGTCATGTGGTCTTCGGGAAGCCTCGGAAACTCAGGTGTATCTCTCTTGGGAAACTTACCGAATGACTGCCGTGTCTCCCAGCACCACTCGACAACCTCAAGCATTTCCTCATTGATACACAGCCTCGTTTCTTGCAGTGCATTGAGTGCCCTAAAGTGTTCTGGAGTTTCACCCTTGAAACTGTGCTCTATGGCCTCAATCTGCTTCACTGAAGCCCCTCGAACCAACTTCACGCACTCAGCTAATCTCCAGTCCTTATAAGCCCCTGTATGGAAGCCTGTCCACGGGTTCGGAGTGTCCATTGGAATAGGCTTTAGTAACGGCTGTGACCACTGGAGATACTCTTTGCTCCTCTCAATTTGGCGCATTGCTTCATCAGTAAACGAAAGGCGAGTGATGCTGTTTTTTGGGGTGGTGTACTGCGTGTCCTTCTGGAACACATGACAATACTGAAAGATGGCTGACAAGACTGGGGCGGCGTTGGATGTCCTTCGCTTCATGTGCATCTTTCGATCACCCTTTTTCTCTTCGATACCAAAGTAAATAGACTTGGTGCCATTCTTGGTGGCTATGTTCCTGAGTGCCTTCAATCGAATATGTGCAGACGTGTGGGCTTCAGACACCATCTTGACTAAACGTCTATTGTTCTTGTTGGCTTCCTCGTCGTCGCTATGTAGCAACTCCAACGCTAAACATTCACGATCTATAAGACTTCCGATTTCTTGGGTGACACTGCTTAAAGTGCTGTCTTTCAGAACGGCGTTATAGCACGTCTGAAGGCCGATGAGTGCCAGCTGTCGAGGGTCTAGGTGCATAAGGTCGTTAAGCCACGTTGGGCGGCGGCCTTTGCCTTTTCTTGCCTCTTCGATGTCTTTTGAAAGTCCGTCTGCAACCTTATCTAAAACTTGCTTTAGCTGGTTGTATTCTGGTGCTTGCTCGGTAACATTATCTGCCTGTTTGTATTTCTCTTGCCACTTTGATCTGCCATCTTCGTGCATGGTCTCGTTGTAGGCTTCTGAAACTGGGCTTCCGCGATAAGGATTACACCAACTTGTTACTGGTTTTCCGTGTCCGCCGTTAGTAAGGCTTGCTTTTGTTGTTTTATCTTCCATTTTAATTACTTCCCTTTTCTTATATTTCCATTCCAAACAAGTCTTTTTGCTTGGCTTGCGGCTCTGCAATGGTTTTGTTTCTCTCTCCTCTCATTAGTTCAGCCATAGACCTCAAGGTCTCTGGTGCTGTCTTGATGTATTTACGGGTTGTGTTTAGGTCTCGGTGTCCCAAGAAACGACCAATTAAGTCTGTGTTATAAGCCCCACTGTTTGCCAGTGTTGTTGCACAGGTATGTCTGGTCGTATGGAAGGTGTAACGGCTGTCGTCGTTAAGCACTGCCCGCCTCATGTGCTTCCATCCACGATAAAACAGCTTGCTGTTCCAGTTCTTAGAGACATCAGTTCCTAGTTTTCTGATGGCTCTCAGGGCTTCTTTATTGATAGGCACTGTCCGACTGTCGCCGTTCTTAGTATGCTCTAAGTAAACCGAGTAGTTCCCTGCCTCATCGTGTATCAAAGTTTGCTCGTTGATGCTTCTTATCTCCCCTATTCTCATGCCCGTTTGGATGCCAATGATCAGGTAGAACTCTAGGTCTTTGAAGTCATAGCTATTCCGAAAGTAGGCAGACATTAAGTCTATTTGAGACTTTGTAAAGTACAAAGGTCTTTGGTTGCCTTTGACCTTTCGGTACT